GGGCAACTACGACACCGCCACCGGCACCATCGTGAAGACGGTCGCCGACAGCGCGACGCGCTGCCTGCTGATGAACTACAGCGACTACTTCATCAACGGCGAGACGATTAAGCGCGGCGACCGGCGCGCGCTCTTGAAGGGTGACCTCGATCCTGAGCCAAAGACCGGTGACCGGCTGGTGATCGCGACCGTGACCTACGAGATCATGGATGTGCAAAAGATCGAACTGGCTGGCACCAACATCGTCTTCGCCATGCAGATCAGGGCGGGCGGCTGATGCAGCCGGTCGCCTTCGCGCCGATCACCCCGCCGATGTGGAGTGATCGGCCGGTGATCGTCGTCGGCTCCGGTCCCTCGCTGAAGGGCTTCGACTTCAACCGGCTCAAGGGGCTCGGCTACATCCTCGCCGTCAAGGGCGCGCTGTGGGACCTGCCGTTCGCCGACGCCGCCATCGGCATCGACCGCACCTGGATGCAGGCTGAGGCCGAGCGCATCGAGGCGGCTGCGCAGACCATGCCTGTCTTCCTTACCGTCAAGCCGGAGGAGTACGCGCAGCACCAGCGGCGAATGCCGTCCGCGCAATTCATCGAACTGGTGCGCCGCGGCAACTGCTTCCAGAAGACGCGCGTCGAGTGCGGCAGCACGTCGGGCTTTGCCGCGCTCAACCTCGCCTTCATCAAGGGCGCTAGGGTCATGGTGCTCTTCGGCTTCGATTACAACGACGGCGGCGGGCACTACGACTCCAATGCCTACCGGCACAAATTGGAGTCGATCAACGCGCGCCTGTGGCCGAAGTGGGCGAAGTATTTCGACGGGCTCATTCCCGACGTCGAGAGCAGCGGGCTCACCATCATCAATGCCTCGCCGGACAGCACGATCACCGCGTTCCAGAAAATGACCCACGAACAGGCGCTGCGGTTCTTGCAAACATGGCCACGATAACCACGAAGACCTACGGCGCGGGCGGCATGGGCCCGCCGCGTCGGCTGGAAGAGCAGATCGACGACCTGATCGAGAAGGCGAACGGCCGCGCGCGCGATCTGGTGATCAAGACGATCAATAAGATCAACGCCGAACTGATCAAGAACACCCCATATGTGACCGGCACGCTGCGCGCCTCCTGGTACGCGCAAATCAACATCGCGCCCGCGCCAGTGTCATCGGAGCGGCCGGGTGCGCTGATGGCGGGCGCGGTCGGTTCGCTCGACGCGGTCGCCGAAGGGCTCAAGCTCGGCGACGTCTACTACGTCAGCAACGGAGCCAACTACGCCGGGTATGTCGAGTACGGCACGGTCAAGATGGCCCCGCGCGCCTACACGCGCCGCACGCTTCAGCAAGCGCGCGAGTTCGCCGAAGAAGCCGCCGCGGAGATCAGCGCCACATGAGCCTTTCCCAAGACATCCGTGCAGCGCTCGTCGACCAGTTGGTGACCGCTGCCGGATTCCCGGGGCAAGCCCAGCGCGCCTTCGACGATCAGCCGTTCACGCCGACCGTTGGCGTGACCTGGGCGCGCATCACCTACATCCCGAACATCGAGAAGCCGTGGGATGTCGCGGCGCTGGTCTCGCAACATCGCGGCCTGCTTCAGGTCACATTGCACGGCGAGAGCGAGGTCGGCACCGGGGCGCTCGATGCGCTCGCGGATGCGATCCGGCCGGTGATGAAGCCCGGCAGCGATGTTTTTAAGAACAGCGTTCGCGTCAGAATCGAACGCTTTGAGCGGGCGCGCGCGGTGCCGGACCCCGGCAACAGCGTGTGGCTCGATTTGCCCGTGACTGTCTACTGGACGTGCACGGCGTCCTCCTCGTCAGCGTAGCGCACCCAACTCGCGTAGCTCACCGGTTGCGCCGTCGTTCGAACCGCGCCCGGCAATCCACCCGTCACAGCCTGAAAGGAGCAAGCCATGGCTGACGTCTTTGGCGCTGCTGGTTCGAAACTTTATATTTCGACGGCGGCGGTCGACTCAACGGTCGACACGTTTGCGGAATTCGCTGCGTCGACGATCACCTACGTTCTCGTGAGCCTTGTCGAGAACATGGGCGAGTTCGGCGACCAATCGAATCCGATCAACTTCGCGGCGTTGGAAGATTCCCGCGTCCGCAAGACCAAGGGTGCTCGCGACGCGGGCATCATGAACGTCGTGGTTGGCCACGATCCGCAGGACACCGGCCAGCTTCAGATGGAGACGGCGGAAGGCACCAACCAGAACTTCGCCTTCAAAGTCGATCTCCCCGACGCCGCGAACGCGTCCTTCACCGACACGCTCATCTACTTCCGTGGTCTGGTGATGGGCAAGCGCTTCAACGTCGGCACCGTCGATCAGGTCATCCGCAAGACGTATCAGGTCGCGGTCAACTCGCGGCTCTACACCGCGGCGGACCCGGGCCCGTAACCGTAACTGCAAATCTCGACTCCCCAGCGTGGCGGCATCGACCCTTCACCCGATGCCGCCATTTTTCTGGGTCGAGGGGGCGGTGCCGTTATCGGGGCGGCACCGCTCTTCCTCGTCTTCCTCATCACACCCCGAGAAAACCCGAAAAGGATAATTCCCGATGGACATCGCGAACATTGACACCGTCAAGGCGGCCACGGCTGGCGCTGAGATGAAGGTGTTGCACCCGACCGAGAACACCGTGCTCAAGAACGAGGACGGCTCGAACATGACGATCACGCTGATCGGCACGGACAGCGACACCTACCGCAAGGCGCAGCGCTTTGCGATCAACAGGCGCATGCGCAGCGGCCGCGGGCGCTCGACCGCGGAAGAGTTGGAGCAGGATGCGCTGGAGCTTCTCGCCGTCGCCACGCAGAAGTGGAATATCACACTCGGCGGTTCGAAGCCGGAGTGCACGCGCGACATCGCGCGTGAGACCTACGCCAAGGTGCCGTGGCTGCGTGAGCAGGTCGACACCTTCATCAACGACCGGTCGAATTTTTTGAAGGCTTCCGAGACCAACTAATCGCCTACGCGGAAGCCGCATTCCGGTCGAACTCCTGGACGCCGGAGGCCTACTGCCCGCCAGAACTGGAGCATCTCTGGGACTGGTGGGCAGAACTCGCTCAATCTCCGGCCGGAGTGAGCTACGCCGAGATCGCCGCGTGGGCGTGGCTGACCGGGCGAAAGCCGCGGCCCGATGAAGTGCGCACGCTGATGCTGTTCAACATTGTGCGCAATCGAAAGAACAAGTCGCCGGTCGAGCAGCATCGTGACAACTACGCGCCCTCGGACAATGCCGAGGCGATGTCGCTGGCGATGAAGTGGGCGGCAGACGACGCCGCCAAGCGCAATAAGGCCAAGGCCGAAGCCGCGGCGGCGAAGAAAAAGACCCCGAAGAAAGAGAGCCCGAAGCATGGCTGATCTCCTCCAGGTTGGATATTCAGTCGACACCTCCGGGCTCTCCCAGGGGGGCAATGCGCTTTCTCAATTCCGTCAGCAGAACGCGGAAGTCCAAAAGTCGGTCGACGCCGTCAGCGCCTCGGTCAACAACGCCGGGAACGCGACGCAGGCCTACGCGGCCAAGCTCGCCGCCGCCAACCAGCAGATGGGCTCGGGGCTCGGGCAGACCGTCAACAATTACGTGCGCGATCTCAACAACGCCTCGCAGGCGATGGCGCAGCACAGCCAGACCGCCGGGCAGTTGGGCACCACGTACACCGGCCTCACCAACACCTTCCAGCGGCTGGGCGGCGGCTTCTCCGGCCTGATCAACTACTTCAAGCAGACCGGGACTGCGACCGCAGAGACGACCAGTCAGGTCCGGCTCGGCACGGCCGCCTACAACGAGCACGCCTCCTCGATCACCTCCTCACGCACCGCGCTCGCCGCCATGCACCTGTTGCTCGGCCCGCTCGGTGCGCAGTTCGGCGAGGTCACCGCCGCTGTCCACCTGCTGCATGCCGGTATGACCGCGTTCGCCGCGCTGGTCGGCGCGGCCGTGGTGGTCGAGATGGCCAAGCTCGCCAGCGAGGCCGACGAACTGGTCAAGCACCTCGGCGCACTCGTCGGCAATTCAGCGTCCGCGCAGCAGGCGATGGAGAGCCTGCGCCAGACCGCGTCGGCGACCGGCGTCGATATGGGCACGCTGACCAAGGCACTGGAGAGCGCTGCCTTCGCGGCGGGAGGCGGCAACTGGTCGGGCCAGAAGCAGGCCATCGACAGCTACCGCGACTCCGTCGTCAACCTGATCGACGCGCAGCAAAAGCTCAACAGCCTGCGCATGCAGGGCTCGATCAATCAGGCGAATTACAATTCTGCCGTCGACGACGCCGAGATGAAGCGGGTCGAGGCGCAGATCAAGGCGCAGAACGCGTCGAACCCGGCCGAGTCGATTGCCGCGGCGCGCGATCTCGCCAGCGCCGAGACCGACATGGAGATCGCCACGACCAAGGCGGCCGGTGCGCAGGCCGAACTGCGCGGCCAGATGGCGCTCGCCCAGGTCGAGATGCAGAAGGCGCAGCAGGAAGCCGACAAGGCGACCAACATCTACTCCGCGCTGGCCGAGCAGTCGCGCCAGCCGGTCTCGCTCGACAACCTCGCCGCCGGGCTCGACACGCTGACCAAGTCCGCGAAGTTGCAAGGCGCGACCGCCGCACAGGTGCAGAAGGACTACGACACGCTGTTCGGCGGCCTGCAAAAAGACGGCTACATGACGCTTCAGACCTTCGAAGGCCTGTCGCCGCGCATGCAGCAGGCGCTCGCGCAGATGTTCAAGGGCGGCGACACCGTCCAGGACATCATCAACCTCGGCAAGGATATCGACAACGGGCTCGCGGTCACGATCTCCGAACTGCTGAAGAAGCTCGATCAAGCAAAGGACGACATCAACCAGCGCTTCTCCGACATGCCGAAGGACGTCGGCACCGCGTTGGAGCGACTGAAGACGGTCGCCAATAACGCGCTGGAGCAATTAGCCGAGGGAGCCGGGTTCAAGAGCCTCGGCGACGCCATCGACCATCTCGCGACGGCGCTGCAAAACCTTGTCGACCAGGACTACTTCGGCCAACTCGGCCGCCAGATCGACGGGCTGCTCAGTTCATGGGACCGCCTCGCCTCGACCGGTCTCGGTGCATTGATCGGCGGCCGCTTAGCTGGTGCGCCGGGTGCGGCTGTGGGTGCGGTCCTTGGCGACAAGCTCGGCCAGCAGATCGACGCCATCAAGAAGCAGCTTGATGAGATGCAGGCGCAACAAAATCAGCAGCAGCAGGAGCAGCAACAACAGCAGCAAGAGCAACAGCAGCAACCGGACCAAAATCGACAGCCGGTCGACGTCGACGCCACGCAGCGCGGCTTCGATGCCCTCGGTGGCGGCGCGGGCCTCGATCCATCGCAGGCCTTCTCGCTGCTTGGCGGCGTGCTTGGCGGCGGCGCTGGCGGCGCGCTGGTCGGCGGACCCATGGGAGCGCTGGTGGGCGCGATCCTCGGCGGAATCTTTGCCTCGATCCCCAACAAGGCCGGTGCCTCCGAGACCAACGATCAGTCAACGCTGCTCCAGGATCAAGGACAGACGCTCGATCAAATCCAGCAGGGAATCGACAAGAGCACCGATGGGCTCGACAAGCTCCAGGGCGGGCTTGAGCAGTTGGGGCAGATTTATCAAAACGACCCACAGCAGCAGACGGCCAATCAGACGCTCGACTCGATCAGCCAGGGCATCTCGCAGGGCAACCAGATCGACTCGCAAGCGGCGCAGGCCGACGCGCAGAACCAGGATGGTCCGATCCTCCGCGAGGCGCTGTCGAGCGCCGCGCAGGAGATGATCGACGCGATGAACCAGTGCTGCCAAAGCACCGTCGATACGATCAACGGCGTAAGCGACAACGTCGGCAACGCCGACAAGGACATCACCGACGCCATCGGCAATGCCGCGCAGTCCATCGTCAGTGCCATCGGCAACATCCAGATCAACGTCAACACGGGCGGCGGTGGCGGCGGTGGCAGCAGCAGCAGCGGCGGCGGCGGCGGCGATAGCGGCAGCTACGGTGGCGGCGATAGCAGCTACAGTGACGGCGGCTCGTCCGACTACTCCGGCGATTCCGGCGGTGACTACTACAGCAGCGATGACTTCGCCGGTTACGCCGCGGGCGGTAGCTTCACGGTGCGCGGCTCCGGCGGCATCGACTCAAAGCTCGTTCAATTCTGGGCGACGCCGGGCGAGAAGGTGAGCGTCTCGCACCCAGGCGCTCCGGCGTTCGGCCGCGGCACCGTCAAGGGCGGGCTGATGGCGTTTGCGGACGGCGGCACGGCCGTGGTTGCGCCCGACACCGGCCCGGCCGATCTCTCGGACGCGCGTGCGGCCAATGTCGGCGTGACCGCGACGGTCCCTGGCGCGGGCACCGATCAGACGATGACGGACGCGCTCAACGCGATCACGACGACGATTGCCAATGCTGACGAAGACATCGTCAACAAGATCGGCAGCGTCGGCGATGACCTGAGCAACCGCCTTCAGGCAATCTTCGATCAAATCAAGGCCGGTGGCGGCACCGGCAATGGCACCGGCACGGGCACGAGCGCGACCGACAAGACGAAGCAGCCTGCGGCGGGTGGCGGCAGCACGACCGGCACAAGCGGCGGCGCTTACGTCGACGTCGCGCAGTGGCGGCAAATGGAGCAGGAGGACGAGAACGCGAAGAAGCAGGCCGCGCAGCAGAAGGCGCAGCAACAGAAGGAGGAGCAGCAGCAGGCGCAAAAACAAGCCGACGAGCAGGCCAAGCAAGAGAAGGCCGCCGCGCAGGAGCGCCAGCGCGCCGCCGCGCAAGCGCAGCAGGACGAGGATCGCTCCTACAACGCCTATCTCGACACGCTGAACAAGCAGCAGAAGGCCGCGTCGGACACGCAAAAGGCCATCCAGCAGGAGATCGCCAACGATCTGAAGCTGCCCGCTGACAAGCAGCAGGCGGCGTTCGATCAATTGTACGCCAAGCAGGGTGGCCAGCCGCTCGGCTATCAGCAGGACGCCAATGGGCAGATGCAGCCGTTCTACCGGCAGCCCGGCATGGAGTGGCAGTACGACCCAAAGACCAACACGTTCTCGCAGCACCCCAACCAAGACATGCAGGCTGGGCTCAACATTGCGAACAAGGAGGGTGCGAACGAAGGCCAGAGCCTGACGGAGAAGCAGATCGACGACATCATGGGCCAGCAGGGCATGCGAGATCGCAGCCAGGGGGCCGAGCAGGCTGGCGGCGAACTGATGCAGCAGCTTGAGAAGAATCTCTTCGGCAATCCGAATCAGCCGCAAGAGGTCAAGCTGGAAGGACAGACGCAGCAGGACTTGCAGCGGCAGGCCGAGAACACGCAGCAGATGTCGCAGGGCATCGACAAGCAGACCGAGTCGACCGATCAGATGTCGAAGGGCATCGACGATCAGACCACCGCAACCAACGAGCAGACTGGCATCAACAAGGACGAACTCGGCGAGTCGCAAAAGCAAAGCGATCTGATCAACGGCACCAACGACGGCATC